GGGGGGTACAGGTCTAAACCTGATTGGTGGTAAGCCAGTGAAAAAGTAGCATTGATAATCTTCACCACCAGCAACAAGAAAGTCAAGATAATTACCACGAAGATTAGCTCCTGTCATATCTCCTTTTGAAATCAAATCCATTGTGATATCAACACGAGGTTGTGTAGCATACCTTTCTTCATCAACAGCTGTCCAATCCAAGCGTTTGCCAGGATGGAATCGCAATTGGTTTTGATAAGGTAATTCAAACTCCATTGCACTATTAACCATACCATGTGTTACTAAACCACCAGACAAATATGTCGGTTCATTGATAACTGCATCTCTTGCAAAGCCTGGAGGATTATTACTCAACAGGAACTTTCCATTTGAGATAACAACACCATATGAAGGAGAACCATCATCGTCAAACTCTCGCTGCATTTTGAGCCAATTAGCCCTAACTTCAGTATTATGCGGTACAATCTTCCACCGCACAGACCCTCTATGTCCTTGAAAACCAGCTACAATATATTGTAGAAAGGTCATATTGACATATGAGTAAAAACCTGATGTTGAACCAGTAGAAGCATCTAGTGCACCAGTATAATCACCTTTAATAGGTGGAAAACATGGTAAACTAACATCTGCTTCATATGGTAAACCAGCAAGAACGCCTGATGTTGTGGTGACAGAACGCCATTTAGTAAATCTCTTAAGTAATGGACGTAAATTGGTTATACGCTCTCCAGTATAAATTTCATTCAATTTTGGATTAGACTTATGTAATCCAAATTCATTGTAATCATCCTGCAAAGGTTTATCCAATTGACTTTTAGTGCCAATAGCATCAGCATTAACTTCCACACCACTTTGTGCATCAAAACCAAGAGGGATAAACTCATAGTCATTGATATCATTTGTTGGTACAAATACTTCAAAATCATCTCCAGCACTAACGTAAACATTAATCTGAACATCATTATTAGTTGTTGAGTTAGGTGTAGTCAATTCATTAATAACAGAAATTTCTACAACTCCATTGCCAACATACTTTTCCTTAGTATTGTAACGTGTCACAGGTGTAATACCATCAAAACCAGTAAAAATATCGTTTTGCACATAAAATCCTGGTTTCGCCATCTTCATTAAAGTAGTGGCTTGACCAGGTGTAATAGAAATAGTAAAATCTTGTGTATGCGAAATATCGATAATCTGACTATAATTGGTGGCATAATCATCATTAACATCAAAGTTAATATAATTAGGATCATACGTAAACTTTAGTCT